CTCGCCCTTGAAGATCTTCTGGAAGAGCGGCTCCCACTTGGTGAGATAGACGAAGTCAGCGTCGTACTCGTACATCTTCTTAGCCAGAGCAGCGCGGTCAACGCGCCCCATCTTGGTGTCGGTGTAGTTGTTCTCCAGCCCTTGCAGGATGTGACCGATGTGCGGAATCTTCCACCACGATTCCTGCATCTCATCCCACTCTGGCTGACCGTCAGCGATGTAGCCGTGATCTCGCACTAGCTCAGGCTGTGCAGTCCAGTCGGTCACGATGACTGGCGTGCCGCACGCCTGCGCCTCGATCACAGGGATGCCGAAGCCCTCACCTCGTGAGGCGAGCAGCAGGACGCTGGCGGAGCGCATAATCGCAGCGAGCGTCTCGGCTGGGATGCCAGCGCGCATCTGGCTGCTGTTTACCCAGCGGATGCGATCCTCTGGTGCGCCGACTGCCTTGAGGACAGGGATCAGGTTGATGCCGTCTAGGTGACCCCAGCGGTCGGTGTGCAGGTACAGGTAGGCATCGTCGTGCTCTTGCGCGAAGAGCGCCCACGCCTTCAGCATCTCAGGGAATGACTTGCGCTTGCCCTTGTTCATCGCGGTGATGACGGTCAGGTGCGCGTCCTCCGGCACGCGGAGCACATCGCGGCAGGTCGGCCCTTCGTGCGTCCAGACCTTGGTGTCAATGGCGTGTGGGATGTAGGTCAGTCGGTCGCGCGGTACGCCTGCCTTAAGCAGTGCCTGCTCGCCGTGCTTACTCATTGCCACGATGAGCTTGTTGCCACCTTTGATGCACCACTCCGCTACGCGCGGCGGCACAGGGTCGTGGTCAATCGGAACCCAGGCGACGATAGGCAGATGGTGGTACGCCTCGTTGATTGCCACCCACACATCGAACAGGGTCAGACCGAATCCACCCTGCGATGCGGCCATTGCGATGTTCTCTGGTCCAGAGTCGTTCGCGTACTTGATCAGCCCCTCGGCGAAGACCTGAATGCCCTCGACCTCCATATTCGTCGGAGCGCCATAGTTGGCTGCTACGCCTACAGGAATGCCGTCCGCCTTGATGCGCTGCGCGAGCTGCTTGGTCTGCTGGCCGTAGCCGGTCGGTGCGAGTGGCGTGTTGCTGACGATGATGATTGGCTTGCTCATTGAGTCCTCCTAACTATGCTTGGTGATCTTGCCGTGACAGACCCTACACAGCGTGCGGAGCATATAGGTCGGCACGATCAACGCGCCTCCCTGACTCAGCGGCTGGATATGGTCTGCGGTGAGTGGGTTGCTGGGATTGCCGTCGCGCTGTCCGCACAGTTCGCAGTAGGGAACCTCCTTGCGCTTCTGGATGCTGAGCCTCCGCCATTCGGCGTTGCGGTAGGGAGATGGTCCGCGATTCTTCGCCCACTCGGTCGCCTTGCGTGGTCCGCACACATTGCAGCGGTTGCCGTAGGTGGTCAGGACTCCGCAGGTCAGGCACGGCCGCTGTGCTCTCACGCCTTAGGGAATGCCGGTAGCGACAGGTAGGGAGCGATGATGCGCGCTAGGTGCTCGATGGTGCGCTCCTCGCCGTCCTCCAGTTGCGGCTCAATGACTGCCCACGCCAACTTGCCCAGCGACTCCTCAAGGTTCTCGGAGATGCGTGCATAGCGCGCCATCACGAGATGCAGTAGCTCGTGGGTCAGGATCAGGCGCTGCTTCTCTGGCTCCTGCTTCCAGAAGTCAAATGCGACGCGCAGGTCGGCGGTCGGCTGCTGTGCGTGCGCGTCAATGTCTGCCCACGCATCGACATCCGATGCGGCCTCAACGATGGTGATCTCCCAGTGGTCAAGACCCATTACGGTCTGCGCCTCTGCCACCCACGCCCTCAGTACGGTGAACTTGTCCTGCTTAGCCATTCGCCCTCCAGTAGTGGTGGAGCAGGAGTGGAGTCGCACCACTCGTACCTCGCTGACCTGGCATCGCCGTGATGGTCGTGCGAGCGTCTACGCTGCCCCAGAGTAGACCCTGCCGATGGGAGGACACCACCGGCAGGGCGAGAGGCCGCAGCACCACAAGGCGCGCAGCCGCACAGGAATCGTACCGCATCACTTGTACACCCTTAGTGGGAGCGGTGATACAGATCGAAGTGGGCAGGTCTGATCCCAGCAGCTCGGAGTCGTGTCCTCATCGCCAGCGCAGACACGGCACATGAGATCTACGGCCGCAGCGTAGCGTTGCAACTTCGCGGAGTGTTCAATCTCGCTCTCATCGTTCACGCGAGCGTTGATCCAGTACAGGTCTGCATCGGTGACAAAGGTGCCGCCGTAGTAGCGCTCTCGCGCCCAGTGAATGCTCTTGCCGAACTGGGGCATGAGGTTGAATAGCGCGTTGAGTTTGACTTCTAGCTTCAGCGCCCACGCGGCACAAGCCTGTTGAAACTCTCTCTGCTCAATGGGTAGTCCGCGATTGTCACTGCTAACACGCCTCTGCCGAGCGGCGCGAGACGAGAGAACGCGGTTGGACTTAGATCGATTGCTAGGCTGCGAGATGTCCACGGCTTTGTTATGTCCTTCCTACATCGTCCACAAGAGTCGCGTGCGACCACAATGACGCACCGAGTCTTATCGTCCTTCCGACAGACACGCAGTCTAAACGGTTTGTCGCCCCAGCGCCAGCGTGGCACCGCTGCATACATGATCAGCTCGCCACCACGGCCGCCAGCCGCCTTGGACTTGTACGGAGAGCAGGTGTTCTTGTACCCACCTACGCAGTACTTCTCGCCTTTCGGTGCCGTGCTGCCGTACCAGGTTGCCACGCCGCTGACCGGCACGCCGCTTGGGGTCTCTGGCGTGGTGCTCGGTCCTGCTGACCCAGTCAGCATCGTTAGCCCTAGCAGGAGCGAGACTACTTGAGCCATACCGTCACATACCCTTCTAGGACAGGGAGGTTGCCCCTCTCCTCTAGCCATTGCCGAACGAGCGCACCCTTGCCCTCGGTCGGTGTGATGCAGTCATCTACCGCGATGATGCAGTCTGCTGGTAGTCGGTCGTAGATCGCTTGCAGCTCGCGGAGGTGATGCTCTGCCGCGTCTAGGCTCCCAGTCTTGTAGTCGAATGAGTCCAAGTACAGCAGCGAGATGGACGATGCGTTGCCGAAGTGGCGGAGAAAGTCCACAGAGTCGCCCACGGTGACGCGAGCGCTTGGAGCCAGCGCACGAGCGGTGTTGACATTGTCTGGGTTGATGTCGACCGAATAGGCGAAGCCGTCCAACTGCCCTGCAAGCCACGACCAGACCACGGTGCTCTGGCCGTCGCCGTTCCAGTTGTTCTCCTGCCGAGCGCAGCCGGTCTCAACGATGAGTGTGGGCTGGCTGAAGGATCGTGCAATCAGGATGTCGGCAATAAAGGTGAACGCCGACCATCGGCGGCTTCCTCCAAGATGTGGCGCGAAGGTCTTGGCGAACCCTGCGCGAAGCAGGGTCACCTCTTCCCTAGTCACGGTTCAGCAGCTCCACGAAGTCCTCAAAGTCGAGCACGATCATCGTGCGGCGCTTCGTACCGGCTCCAGGTGCATCGCCTACAACGAGCGCAGCGATCTGGGTCGCGTTTCCCTTCACCGAGCGAAGCCAGCCGTCGTAGCGCTCTGAGTAGGAGCCATTGCCGACCTTGCACTGGATGACGATCCAGTCCGACATCACATCGGTCTTGCCGCCGTACTGGCCGACTCGCACGCCACCGATCTTCTCGGCGACCTCACGCTCAAAGGCGTTGCCCTTGTTGCGTGCGCGCTTGCCGCGCTTCGCCTTCTCTTTGTTCTGCTCGTCAATGTCTAGGTCGCTCATCTTGCTCACTTCTCTACCAGCCTTCCCAGCCGCGCGTGTCCGCCATCGGACAGCGTGAACACTGACTGTTGCAGTTCTAGGTGACCTGCCTTGTACAAGTCTGCGATGGTTGCGCGATTGAAGATGTGTTCGTTGAGGAAGAACCAGCCCTCCGGCGCAACAGCGTCGGCGTAGCGAATGCTCAACTTGGCGAACTGCCGACCGATCTTTGGGTCATAGCACCACGCATCTGCGCCCTCTTGGACACAGCGGATGCCCTCGTCCAGCTCAGGAGTGAGGATCTCGATGTGACTCATTTAACGCACGCCTTGTGCCGCCACTCAAAGCGGCGACCCTTCTCGTGAATGACGAGCACGCGAGTTGCAGGGAACACCTGCCGCTTAGGGTCGGTGTAGTCAATCACCTTGCCGCACTCGGTGCAGTTAGTGACCGTCCATACCGGCGGCTTGGCCGCTCCTGCGCGCTTGGTCTTTACGCCTGCCATTGCAACGCCCTCCAGATCCAGACCACTGTCGCTGCCGTGGTGAGCAGATAGATCATTGACGGCGCGACGCCCACGCCGCGCTTTACGCTCATTGGCAGACTAGCGAAGACCACCAGAAACAGCGCGGTGTTGATCACGATCAATGTGATGCCGAGATAGGCGAAGCCGCTCATAGGTCGCACAGCCCTGAGAGCAGCGCCATCCGATCCGTTGCGAGATCTATCGCTCCCTCAATGCTGTCCGCCTGGAATGTCAGTTCCGACCCAGCCGAGTCAATGAGCACTACCGTCCAGAGTGCTGGCTCACCGACTCGAACTAGGCCGTCGTAGTGATAGCCGAGCTGCGCCGCTCGTGTCTCTAGTTCCGTTAGCGCGATATTGCTCACGATTCCTCCTGTGTGGATGCCGACCACTTGCCGTTATCCACCATATGCCGCTTCAGGATTGCGTAGGACTCCTCCGCTGTCAAGTCCGTTGTGTCGATCTCCAAGTCGTACTCGGTCGTCTTGTAGCCATATTCGGTCACATCCGACACGCCCTGAAGCACGCCACGGCGCTTCGTCCGAGCCTCTGCGGAGGCGAAGACACGCACGATGGTGATGCCAGGGATGCGCTCCCTGAGGAAGTGAGCCTCCAGTGGCAGGCGCACATCGTCAATGGCGATAAGCCGGTTGTAGCCCTGTAGTCGCTGGTAGGCCGCGTACCAGGCATTGATCCAGAAGTACGCATCAAGTTCGCGCAGCTGCGCGCCGATATCTTGCAGGATCTCACGGCCAGAAGTCTTGACATCCAAGCCCAGCCGACGCTGGTTGTAGTGCTTGGTCTTGTCGAAGTCCTCACCGTATGCCAGCGCCGCAACCTCTCGGATGCTTTGCGCGATTGGCAGCACGATGTAGGGAGTGTTGCGCCGATGCTCCAGCATCTCCGCCAGTGTGCTCTTGCCGGCTCCCTGTGGTCCGACGAATGCGATGTGTGCCTTCACTTGCTTACCCTCCTGATGTATTCGATCCACTGATGAACGCGCTGTGGATAGCGCTCCAGGAATCCGACGGCTCGGTTGCACGGTCCGCAGAGCAGCGCCCTGACGCACTTGCCGCACGAGATCGGCGCTCCCTTTGTCCTCCGAGTACCCAGCCCTTCGTACTGGCAGCAGCGTGGGTCGTGATCGACCGTCACTGCTCGTGGCTCACCGAAGCGGAGCGGCTCCTTGCACGCACCGCACCGGTCAGCCTGTGCCAGCCGTAAGGCCGTGTACTGCTCCATCGTAATCCGATGGTTGTAGAGCGTGTACTTGAGCACCCTCATTGCTCGCTCTTCTGGAGTCTCCTTGGCTCGTCGCTCTCGTTGCAAGAGTGTCCGAGCTGAAGGGTTCTCCACTCGTACCCTCATTAGCGCTTCACTCCAAGGATCTCTCCTACTGGCAAGAGTCGGCTCTTTCCGTCTCGTTTAAGAGAGGATATAGGAGAGATTCTGCTCTGCTCTGTTCTGCTCTGCTCTGGTACCGTTAACCCACCCCTATTTTGATCTCGCCACTTTTGTCCACGCGAGGTCGAGGTTGGGTCGACTTGATACCGAGAGTAGTTCGAGACGCTGACGAGACCGTCGCCAGATTCGGTCAGAAGACCGATCTCGATCAACTTATCCACAGCCCTGCCAAGGCGTGATCCGATGACGGCCTTGGCGTGTGCGCGGCTCTTGTAGACACCGCCGGAGCGCAGCGTCTTCACCTCAGCGATGAGTGTGATGAACGCGCGGAACTGCGTGTCAGTCAGAGCTGCGATCTTGTCATCCTTGTGACTGTTGACATCCCACTTGACCCATAGACTCATTATGTCCTCCTTGTGTTAGTGGCTGGGAGAGGTGGAGGTCGCCAGTCTCTCCCAGCCGTAGATGAAGCCGTTCAGATCAGAACGGCAGATCCTCAAGCGTGTTCTCGGTGCGCTCAGGCTCACCAGTTGGTGCCTGCTGCTGTGCATTGACCCAGGCAATGCTTGGCTTGCGCTTGCAGAATTGGCCGTCGGTCTTGCCGCCACAGGCGTAGAAGGCGTTGTACGCCTTGCCAGCCTTGCTGACCCCTGCCGGCTTGAACTGCCACGCGGTGCGGTGATCTGGGCACTCGCCCTCCGCGAACAGCATTGCGGCTGCTACGGCGACATCCGTGCTCAGAACCGAAGGCTGAGAAGCCTTCACAGAATCAACGGAGACCGCCCTAGGAGCCACGGAGAGGCTCGTTCCTGTGCCTGACGCATAAAGAGACCGCCCCACACCGATCTGGGCTGCACAGCGGCGCAGAGCGTCGCTGGCGGCTGACTTGTATGGCTCGTCATCCTGAGCGCTATTTGGGTAGCCAAAGTCCTGTCGGACAGTGGTCACGCCGTCAATCACTGCGACCAAGGTGCCGTGTACGACGAAGCGCTGGGCATCCGCCACCTTGACCTCAAACTGCCAGCCAGCCAGACCGAGCACATCGTCAAGGCGCTGAGCTACGGCTCGCGCATCGGCGTAGGTGAAGGTCATTCCGCCACGCCCTGGGCGTGTCTTCAGGTCTGTGCCGGTAAAGGGTGCGGCCAGTGCCGCTGCGATTTGCTTAGTCATTCTCTGGTCCTCCTAGAACCTCAATGGACTCCAGTTTGTTGACTGCCAGATTGCGTGAGTCCGCCTTCGCAATGTGACCGCTCTCGAATACCGTTCCGATCTTCACCTCCTCGGCTTCCGCCATATACGCGCTCGCCTCTTTGACTCCTAGGAGCCACGCCCTCTGGAATCGCGTCGGACTTGGTGGTCCGTTGCGATCCTCACCTGCGCCGAGCTGCAAGTGAACGAAGGCGTAATAGTCCACCGTCTGGTGGTCTTTGATGTAGTCAAAGACGCTGACTGGATCGGTTGCCCACGCAGCCTTGCTCCACGCCTTCGTCTTGACATCGACTTTGAGACCGCACACTTCGTAGTCGTGCGTGGTCGCGTTAATGAACTTGAGCGGAATCTTGCGCTCTAGGACTGCCGCCTCAAAGACGGCCTGACCTACGCAGCCAGTCCAAGTCGTATTGCCCTGCGCCTTATCCTTGCGGAAGCGCATTGCATTGCTGGAGCGCGCAGCCTTGAACATCTCCTCAGCGCGGACGATGATTGCCGGTGTGATCGCTACTTCAATCACGCCTCATCCTCCTTGCCGTGAACGCGGAAGACGCGCGCACCTGGCTTCTCTGAGGTGTAGCGCTTGACCGCTTCCTCATAGGTCTGCGGTGCAGTGGTGCGGAGGACATCCGCGATGCTCTCCCAGTCCACCTTGACGCTCGCCTTGTTCTGCTTCCAAGTGGCAAGCCAGCCGCGACCCTTCACGCCTTCGCCCTCACCGATGGCCTCCTTGATGGCGATCGCCATTTCCTTGAGTGCTGCATCGGCAGCCTCAGCCTCAGCCTTGGCTTCAATGTAAAGGCGCGCGATGTGATCGAGCTGCGGATCTGCCACCGTGTAGGTGCTGCTGCTCTGCGGCTTGACCTCTGCGAGCGTGTCGCTGTCGTTGCCGGTCAGTGGCGGTGGGGTCTTGGTCTTGACCAAGTCCAGGAACGCCACCGCCTTATCGAACAGCAGGGTCTGGTAGATCGGATCAGCCTCAACGCGCTCAATGCGGAAGACCAAGCCAGAGAGCAGCACGGCGACATCGCAGTACGACGCGCCAGTGATGAACATCTGCCACTGCACCTGATCCACATACATCTGGGGCACAGGCGCCAGCGACCACGCGCTGCTTGTTGAAGTCTTGATCTCTACGAGTCCAGTTGGATCGCCAATGATGGTGCGGTCCAGCGATGCCATCGCCCAAGGGTGCTCCTTGAGGCGCACGATGCCGTTGCTCTTTCGCAGCTTCTTCCCAGTCTCCGCCGTGTAGTAGTCAGCGACTGCCTGCTCTAGGATCTGGCCGCGTTGCGCGGCTGCACCTGCTGGCTGCTCACCGACCTGACCAGTCAACTCTGCCCAGAGTCGGTATGCCGTCTTGTACGGCGATGTACCGTTGATCGCCGTGATGCCGGTGGCGGTAATGCCGCCCTTCCGCATCTCGAACCACTCTGGGCTGCGCTGTGGCGCAGATACAAACTCGTAGCGCTTGCTCACTGTGTGACCTCCTGTCGTGTCTTGTTGAGCGCCTTCTCTGCGGCGCGCAGTTTGCTCTTCGCTTCTGCTAGGCGCTCCTTATCGCCGTTGCTGTAGATGTCTACGACCTTCTTCCAGTGGCTGACATTGCAGTCAGCGCAGAGGCGCTCAATCAGCGAAGGCTTGGTCTCGGTGACCATCTGCCGCGCGCAGATCACGCACTTCCACTTCTTCATCCGAACACCTCCCAGAGGATGACCGCCAAAACCCAGACGATCATCATTGCGACGGTGAACTCGAAGCGCTCCTGTCGGCGCGATTCGCGCTGGAGCTTCTCGTACTCGCTGCTGAAGTACGGCCGCACGACCATCTTGGGCGTGCTCTTACGATTGACTTTCACAGTGACCCTCCTACTACTAGCACGATGTAGATGCACGCGATGAAGATCGCGTACCCAATACCGTCAATGATTGCTGACTTCATTATCGATCACGGACCTTTCCGGACTTGGTCACCGTAAAGTAGAACTTCGGTGACTCGTTTGGAATGGTGGCCGCACACGGCTTGCAGATGCGCGTGTAGATGTTGTTGTTATCAGCACTGACCTTTACAGGCTTGCTGCACATCCAGCACTGCTCGGTAATCCTCTTGTCCATCTTGACCTCCTTGTCAGTCCAGCCGAGTGGCTGTGTCCTGCCTGACATAGGCATCATAGGGTCAACGGTTCAAGCCTGTCAACCCTGTTGCGTGACTATTTTTTATGCAGGAAGGATAGCCCCTGGGTGGGGAGGGACCACCCAGGGGAAGCCGCCTAGGACGGCTGAGACAAGTCCTCTATAGCCAGATTGACTAGGAGCCGTAGGCAGATGCCACAGAGGAGCACCTGCTCAGACTCGACCTCCCAGACCCTGCTCTGTAGCTCGCAGACCGAGCAAGTGCCATAGGGGCGCTTGACTCGGACTGGCATTGCTAGTTGCGCTTGAGGCCGTACGCACCATTGTCACGATCCAGCGCCTTTACGACGATGCCGAGACCTGATGCAAGACCGGCGGAGACGATGGTGCGGAAGTCGCCACCTTGGATGTCCAAGAGTGGGATGCCCAGACCGAGCGCCACCGAGATGCTGACCGTGAGGAAGGTGCGGACAAAGTCCAGCGCGATCTCATCGATCTGCGTGTTCGCGGCGACATACTTGATACCTGCCCAGATGCGGTTCATACCCTTTTCCTTTCTAGTCGCAGCGGCTGCTGCATTGATGACGGCGAGACCGTCTGCGGCGATAGCGCCCCAGTCAGCCTTGCCGATCTGATCCAACTGCGCCTGCACAGCGTCAGGTGTCTTGGTGTCAGATTCTACTTTTCGCGCCTCCTGGTGGCGCTGAGGTGCCTCTGCGAGGATTTTAGGAGCAGGTGCTGGCGTAGATGCGACAGGCACAACAGGCGCAGCGGCAACTGGCGCGGCTGCTGGCGCAGGCGCTGCGACCTTGCCTGGATGCGTGACAATGAGGAGCGCCTTGTAGTCAGCCTTCAACTTGCCAGCCTTCACCTTGCTGTTGGCGATCTGGCGCAACTGCGCCTCTGTGACCGGCACGCCGAACTTCTCGGCAGCGACCTTCTCGTCGCGCGTCGGACACGCCCACTGCCAGCCGTCAACATCGTCATAGCCAGCGGAAGTCATATGGCCGTAGCCCAACTTGATCTTCTCTGGCTTCTCCTTCGACCACCACTTATGCCAGCGGTCGTGCCACGCCGAGATCTTCACGCCTGCTGGGTAGTCCACTGCCTGCTGTACCCAGACCATCAACGCCGCGCCACCCTTGGCGGCTGCGACTGCGTCCTCCCACGACTTCGCATATCGAGCCTTGCCGCCTAGGTGCGCGATGACCTTGACCGCCTCTGGCAGGGAGCCGCCGTTATCCGACACGCCCTGCTTGTCTACGCGCTTGAGTGCAGCCTTCTCCGCTGCGACACCGTCAGCGGCGCTGTAGTCGACCGTGTAGCCAGAAGCCCACGAGACTGCGGCCGCGCAGGATGACCAGGTGCAGTCATCTAGGATCTGCTTCGCGCCCTTCTGCTGCGCCTCAGCGTCCGAATAGAGCTGCGACTTGACCTTGTACTTCACGCGCCAACCTCCTGCTTGATCAGTACCGCGAGTGCGCGACCGGCCGCGTCGTAGTCAAGAGCGGCACTGACTGGATGACCAGCCGTCACGCC